TATCAAAATTGGTTGGTAAGTAATAATAAAAATTCTCCTGCTAGAGTTAGAAGATTAAAATCTGCATTAAGTTCAATGTCAAATTACATCGAAAATATTTTGGACGATGAATATGAGGGATATCGCCCAATAGTTAGAAAAGTGGAATCGCCTATAAATCAACCAGTAAGAGAAAAATCAATATTTACAGATGAGCAACTTGATAATTTACTTAGTGAATTAGTTAATAAGAAACGATATAAACAGGCTTGCATGTTAGCTATGGCTATGTGTTCTGGTAGACGTAAATCTGAATTGGTGCGTTTTAAATTAAGTTACTTTACTGATGAAAATATTATTTGTGGTTCAATTTATAAAACACCAGAAAAGATTAAAACAAAAGGTAGGTCAGGAGGCAAATATCTTACATGTTATGTGCTTGCTAATAAATTTAAACCATATTTAGATTTATGGGTAAAAGAACGTGAAGAGTTAGGTATTACAAGTGATTGGCTCTTCCCTATTGACAATGAAAAAGACGAGCAAATGCAATCAGACACATTAAACAGTTGGGCATTAACATTTACTCATATGTTAGGTGAAGACTTTTACTGGCATAGCCTACGTCATTACTTCTGTACAAAATTAGCTCGCATGAATTTACCAGACTCCATAATCCAAGACATAATTGGTTGGGAAAGTTCAGATATGGTGCGCTTATACAAAGATATTTCTGCTGACGAACAATTTGAGAAATATTTCGATGAAAATGGAATAAAAGAGATTAAGAAAACAAGTTTAAGTGATTTGTAATCTAATCAATAGATAATTTGGTTCTAATTATTATATAAAGAAAGGACGTATGGATTATTACTAATAAAACAAAAGATGATGGAAAAGAAAAACAACTCAAATCATCTACAAAAGGTAAAACAAAAACATGTTGTTCTTGTCCTCCAGAACGGGCAGCTCAACCATTAAGTCATTTTTATAAAAGTTATTCAAAGATGCACACTGATGGTTTAATCCCTATGTGTAAAACATGCGTTCTTGAAAAAAGTTATAACGCAGAAACAGACGATATTGATATAGAAATGTTTAAAAACATATTAAGGCAGATAGATAAACCATATATAGAATCTGTTCTTCAAAGTTCTATTAATCAATATAATAATACATATGGTGGTAAGAATGTTTCAAAAGGAAACAAGACTAAAATTATAGGATATTATTTTAAAAATATTCAGACTTTAAGACAGTATTGCGCTTTAGATTGGAATGGTGGTATCGAATGGGAAAAACGTATCATGAAGCAATCTAAAAACAGCAAAACTACACAAGTTGAAGAAAAATATGTTTCCAAAAATATGTCTAATAATGAAAATGATGAACAGACATATACTCTTGATGATGATACTGAAAAGTTTGAAGTTACAAAAGATATTATTAGGCTTTTTGGAGAAGGTTATAAAAAGTTTGAATATAAAGCAATGTGGGATAAATATGAATTTTTAAGAAAAAGTTATCCTGATTTTACTAATCTTCATGTTGAAGCACTTGTAACGTATGTAAGATTTAAAGTTAAAGAAGAACAATCTACTGCTCAAGGAGATGCTGTAAATGCTGAAAAATGGAATACGGCAGCTACCAAAGCAGCGGAAAAAGCAAAAATAAATCCTAACCAATTAAGCCAAAGTGATTTGCAAGGTGGATTAAATAGTTTTTCTGAACTTTTAAAAGCAGTTGAACAATCCGTTGATTTTATTCCAATTCTTCCTCGATTTAAATATAGACCAAATGATGCTATTGATTTTAATATTTGGTGCTATGTTAATTATATTAGGGATTTGGAAGGAAAGCCAATGTGTAAGTATGAAGATGTTTACAAATTCTATGATAAACGTAAACAAGAATATTTAGACCAATATGGTGATCCATATGATATTTTCAAAGATGATCCAACAGAAGATAATCGAGATAAAATTAAGAAATTTATCACTTTGCCAAAAGACTATGAGGATGGTGATAAATAGTGGGAAGACCAAAAAACAGTACAACTAAAAAATTTACAGTTGCAAAAGCATCTAATAATGTAGACTGCAATAATCCGAATTTCAATAATAATATTCAAATGATAGATGAAAATCAGCAATCAAATTTTGATAAGAATTTACCTAAATATATTGAATTAGCAAGTTGGATATTATGGTATCCTGACCTTTTTTTAGATTTGATTAGCCCATCTGAAGGTGGAATAAAACTACATAGTGATCAAAGAATGTTTTTAAGATGTGCTTTAAGATTTTTTAGTATATATGGGGTTTTCCCTCGTGGCTGGGGAAAAACTTGGGGAGAAGTTGTTGCGATGTTTATCGTTGCAATACGATACCCAAATATTGAACTTGCCTTAACTGCACAAACTAAAGAAAATGCGGCAGAATTATTAAAAGATAAAACTACTGAAATATGTAGGCAGTATCCAATGTTTGAAAATGAATTAGCATGTAAGCCTAGATTTCAAAAGGGTGATGGTGAAGTTCTTTTTAAAAATGGTGCAAGAATTGATGTCTTAGCTAATGCACAAAGTTCTAAAGGACAAAGACGTAAAAGAATAAACATTGAAGAATCAGCATTGCTTGATGATGTTACATTCCAAGATGCATTAAAACCTATTGTTGAAGTTGCTAGATATACTTGTGGTAAACTAGCCATTATTAATCCAGAAGAATTGAATCAACAAATTAACTTCTTTACCACGTCAGGATTTCGTGGAAGTGATGAATATACAAGAAGTCTTAATATGATAAAGAACATGGTTGATTTAAAAGGTGAAATGGTATTAGGCTCTAGTTGGCAACTTGGCTGTTGGTATGGTAGGGGTTCATCTAAGAGTCAAATATTACAAAAGAAAAAAGACATGTCCCCTATTGCTTTTAAAATGAACTATGGAAGTTCATGGGTAGGCAGTAGTTCTAACTCTCTTGTCAATATAAATAAATTTATGAATTGTAGGTCTTTAACTACACCTCTTCTTTCTACTACAAGCAAAGATGATGAATATTATATTGGCGTTGATGTAGCACGTTCTCAAAACACTAACAATAACCAATCTTCAATTGCTGTTGGAAAAGTAAATAGAAATACTAACACTAATCGTATTATATCAATAGATATTGTTAATTTGATGAATGTATCAAATGCTCTTAATTTTACAGCACAGGCGTGTATTGTAAAGAAAGTTAAAAGAGCATATAACGCAAGAATGGTTGTTGTTGATGGTAACGGACTTGGAAGTGGTTTAGTAGATGAACTTTTAAAAGAAAGTTATGATCCTATAACTAAAGAATCTCTTGGATGTTGGAATACAATAAATACTGATAATGAACCAGAATCGTCTGATGCAGAAAAGTGTTTGTTTGATTTAAAAGCACAAGGAAATCAATCTAAAATTATCACAACATTTATAGATATGATTGATGGTAATAAAGTAAGATTATTGGAAAAAAAACAAGAAAGTGAATTCACGGCTGAAGATAGAGATAATATAGAATTAAAAGTATTACCTTATCTGCAAACAGATTTATTATTTGAAGAAGTTAGTAATCTTAAAATTAAATATTTACCAAGTGGTGCTCTTACTGTTGAAAAAGTTGTTGGTAAATTAAATAAGGATAGATTTTCCTGTCTTGCTTATATGCTGTGGTATATAAATGAATTTGAAAGTTATATAAGTGATACTTCAGATTATGATTTTGTATTTTCATATTCGTAATAAATAATAAAATATTTTGAAAGGAGGTTGATATATTGCCAACTTCAAAAAAACAACCTGCTCCATCCCCTATTGCAACTGAAAATCAGCAAATAGAATCTAATTCATATGCAGTTGAAACAAATTCAATTAATTCTAATTCATACTTTTTTCAATCTACATATAGTAATGTTTCTGGTTTATCTATGGAAACATTACAAGATTATATAAAATATCCAATGATTTATAATGCTATTTTGAGAGAAATATCTAAGCAAGCATATAACTCAAATGGTATGTATGCTCGTGCTATCGATACTCGTGTTTCATTACCTTTATTGTCTTATGTTTCTGTGCTTAGAAGAGTGTCTTCTGACAAAGATGTAAAGAAAAAAGATAAGAAGAAAAAGCAAAAAATAAATTTAATGATGAAATTGTTGAATCATGATAAAACGACTAGGGATATTTTAAGAAAATTAGATATTGAAGGAATATATGTCGGTATTTTAAGAGATACAACAGCAAATAACAAAAATCTTAATTTACTATCTGGATCTGTTGAATCAATTGATAGACTTGAAGGATTGTCCCTAAATGATAACTTTATGATACAACCATTAGATTTAGATTATTGTAAAATTCTAGGATTCCAAAATAATGTAGCGATTGCAGCTTTTGATATGATGTATTTTGATCAATATAAATGTAGTGGATTGGTTAATGAAATAAAAAACTATCCAAAAGATTTTATAAAAGGATACAGTGATTATAGAAAAGATGCTTCAAAACGTTGGTTTATATTAGATTACAAAACAACAATTGCATTAACTGCTAGGGCTGAAATTGAAGAAGCCTATGGTAGACCTTATGGTTTAGCTGCTTTAGCAGATATGAAATCGCAATCAGATTATTCAAATAATCAATATAAATTGGTTAGTGAACTTGCGAGTAGTATTTATTATTTGGTATTACCAGAGGGAGAAAAAGAAGGGCGTTGCTCATTAAATAGTGTACAACAGAAGGAAGTTACTACTGCTTTTGAAAATGCAGTGAAACTTAATACAACTGGAAATCAAGCAAAAATATCAACTCTTACATTACCTCCTAAAACACAAGTAGATAAACTCACAAAAGATGCATCTTTACTCAAAGATACACTTAACGATGAGAATATTAAGAAAATATCTACAAGTTTGGGATTTGCGAGTTCTGCTTTAAATGCAGCAAGTGAAGGTAGTTCTGGATTTGCTGGATTGCAAGTCAATTTGGATATTATTTCGGCTCAAGTATTTCAGATGGTTAATGAAATTGCTAG